AATTTTCTTCTATTGCATCAGCGACATCCCAACCTCTTGGTTTTTGGTCTGGAATATCAACGACTTTAATTGATGCACATTTGTTGTTTAGAAAGTGAGAGAGCTTCGTAGCGTACTTCTTTCCCGCTTCGTCATTGTCTGGCCATATAATTAAATTCTTGCCCTCCAAGACGCTCCAATCCGTTTTCTCCATGGAGGTGTTTGAACCACCCATCGCACTCGCTGATGGAATGTTCTTCGATGTTAGTGCGTCTACACACTTCTCTCCTTCTACAAAGACTACAGTGTCTTCGTTTACTATCTTTGGAATGTTGTACAGAGGTCTAACGGTTGGCATTTTGTACTCGCCTGTTGTTAGCCTGGGTCTAAAAGTTTTGTCTCCGTTGTCATACTCAATACGAAGTACACTACATAATAAGTTATTATCCCTATCAAGGTACTTGTGTTCTATAACTTTTTCTTGCTTGGGCTCTGGTTTATATACCGGCTCCGCAGGAGCTACATAAGTATGCTGTAATGGTATACCAAATCTTTCTGATATTTCTTTTACAGAGTCTTGAAATGAAACATTTTGAGAGTAAGACCATACATCAATAAAATCACTGAATGAATTACCGCCGTTAAACTCACTACCTAGTCCGTCTTTATCTAAATTAAATGAGCATGAGTCTCCTGGAGATCCATCTAAGTTTCCTATTACAAACTCGTTACCCCTTAGTCGTCCGTTTGGAAACATGTATCCAAATATACTTTTAAGTGATCCTCTAGCCCTTGTTTTAAAATCTGTTACATCAAATTGCGACGGAATATCATTTCCAGCTTGGTTGAAGTCCAGATTGTTGTTCTTTATCATTTTTTATATCCCAACATCTACTCTTAAATTCACAAAATCTACATAAAAAGCTATCAGCTTTTGCTGCTACCCTCGGCATCATCTCGTTATTGCTTGTTGCTTTTAAAATATAAACCGCTGCGTCCGACACCCTTTGGGCAACTTTAGCATCAAAAGGTATTTTTTCAAAATATATCTCTTGCGTGTTTTTATTTACAACTGTAAACAATGCTGGATTATCCATTAAACCCATATAAGTCTGATACAATACTACCTGTGCGTAATACACTTGGTTAGTTTCTTTAGTTCCTTTCTTTTTAAATTCATTCCATTTCTTATCGTTAGCTGATTTACATTCCCATAAAAATGGATACGACCAATCAACAGGACCATCTGTAATGATACCATCAACATGGCCTTTAATTTCTCCGTCTGCTGTGTCAAAGCCAAACTGACGACCTTGCTTGTCTTGTGTAAGTAAATTAAATTTAGCTTTTATTAACCATGCAATGGCTAAGTCTTCAAAGTTGTGACCAACCTGAAATATTCTTAATGTTCTTCCATTAAAGTCTTTGCCTTCGTCTGGCGGAGTTTGCATGTAACGATACTGTAGTTTTCGTTTACATGATTCTCCAAGAGACGAAGCCCCAAGATAGGTTCGTTTAGGTTCTTTTTGATTCTCAAGAACGAGAGCTTTATCAATATGTGGTAAAACCACATCACTGACATCTCCATTGTTTATAGGTGGGTTAAGATCTATCATACTAAAAAGGAATGGGGTCGTCCCAGAGCTCCTCTTCTGTATATTTCTTATTTTTTGGTGGTTCTTCCTTTAAAGTTCCTTTAAAATCTTCTGTTCCATAATTTGCAGCAGATGTTTGTCTTACGTCTTCTACTATTCTTTCATGCAATCTTTTTTTATAAGCAACTAAAAGTGTTGTTACTAAATCAAATATTTGGTCTGGTGATATTTCAGCTATCTTGGTTTCCCAACCTATAGCTTCAAAAGTTGGTACAATATCTTTTATAGTATCTTGTACGGCTTTTGTTTCTGGTTCTGTTCCTGTATACATCTTGGTTCCCTTTTCAGTCTGTTTGTTAATAAAATCAAGTGCTTGCATGCACCCAAAGTAATTTAAAATATTATCTCTACCAATCGGATTATAACTATAAATAAAAGGATTGGCCCCGACATGATTACATAATCCACAAATTCTCCTCTTCCCTAATTTCTTTATTATGTTTGATTGTTCTTTTGATAATGGTTTCCAACAATACAACAAAGAACACTCCTAAATTTTTGTGGGAGATTTAGACAGCAAGGCTCTCCCACAAGCCTTATTTGGGTAGGTGAAATGATAAAATACCTACTGTCTTTACGCCCATGATGGTTTCCCTGAACTGTTGGCAGGAGCTTGCGGAGCTTCAGCTACAGCACCAGTTGCCGCAACGGGGGTTGCAGTGGCAGTGGCTTGCACAGGGGCACTAGAAGGTTTGGGGCTTCTAATTAAACCGTCTGGACCTAATGGTTGTTTATATTCAGGCATGCCCGGAACTATTATTCGGTCAAGCTTGTTGCTTACTTTTTCGTTGTACTCTTCAGTACCAACGCTTGTCTTAAAAATAAGATTGTTGAGATCACCATAAGAAGAAAGTACTCTTACGGCCTTAGCTTCTTCACTCATATCCCTTGGCTCAATATTATAACAAGACTCAAGCATTGCACGAATTGTTCTCATTGATATATTACCGGCTTTACTTCTACCGTTATCGTCTAAGCTACCGCCCATGACTGTAAGGTTTGTCCAAAATTTACGTTTCGCAAACTCTCCGTTTATTACGGTAAATTCACAATCTAAATATTGGGCATCAGATCTTTGAGATTGTTTTAAAAGACCGCCATCACCTGCACCGCCTGGTCTAATTGTTAGAAGTACATCTACAATTGTACCTTCTGGCATTGGTGAAAAGTCTGTTGATCCTGTTCCTGCGTATTGTTCGTCTGCTTCATTAAAGTTTAACATTATGTTGTCTCCTTGCTATTTGTTAATATTTGTACGTTTGGTATATCGTGTTTAAGTATTTCTGCTGTAGTTTTTGTTTTAGGTGCTACTAACTTAGCAAGCAACTTACCTAAGTGCGGTTCTTCAACAGTGTTTAATTTTCCGCTTCTGTCTTTAGCAGGGAACCCTTCTGGGTTGTCTGTAAGACATACAAATTCACGCCATGAGTTACCTGTCTCATCACGATTGATTCTCATTGTAATAAGTTCATCAACAATTCCGGGTAGTTCGTTACCAACTTTGGATCCTTCTACCTGGATTTTAAATATCTTCTGATTAAACTCATCTGTGTTTTCATCTAAGATGCCAACCAACACAACATTCTTATCTCTGACATGTTGTAATTGTGTTAACCAATCAAGCATTTCTCTGCCGTGCAATCCATAAACTGCAAGCATGTTAATTTTTTTAGTTTTATCAGTGAGCACTTCATCTTGCTGCTTGCACCATCTAAAACTTAATCGACCTGCTACTGTTATAGAATCAACAAACAAAGTTTTATACTTTGCATGGATACTAGCTGGGTCACCCCATTCCTTTACGAGGTGATCATAGTGTGCTTGTGAGTATGGCATATCAGGGCTTAAACTTGCGTTAGGGCCACCAAAGTAACAGGCGAAGTTTCTAGCTTCTTCCCATGTCTCTGGTCGTATAGTGTCACCACCCCACTCGCTTAGTGCAATGTCACCTGCCTCTAAGTCCATAAATAATGTCTCTTCAGCTGGTAGTGTAAATAAAAGACTTGTTTTACCAACACCGCTTTCACCTGCTATGACAATCTTTGCTCCTTTAGTTTCTTTAAGTCGTTCCGACGCATTTATTATCTTCATATTCTATCCTTTAATTAATTAAATTGTTTCTAAATTGCTCTATATCTTGAACCTCTTCTTCTTTTATTGGCTCAATTATTATACGAACAGCGGGGAGCTCAGTACCAGGCGTAAACTTATCTTTATCAAAACAATGAACAACTTCAATAATGCTATCCATTTTAGATTTAAAGACAAACCTACATAAACCCGCAAAAGAAGCTTCCCCTAACGCTTGTAATATGTTTTCCATATCTTTTTTTGTCACGAGGTTTCCTCGACACTGATATAATAATCAGGCCCTTTAGCCTCGACTGTTCGAGATTTCTCAAGAATAAGTTGTATACGAGGATCTGCATCCTTGTACTTATTCTCTGAGACTTTGACAGTAATGTCAGAAATGTTTTTTGCGACTTCTGATCCAAAGTCTTCTTCAACTTTGTTCAGTGCTTCCCACAATGTATTCGTATCCCACGTTACTGCTTTTCTTACTGTTGCCTTTACAGATAATTCTTCTTCTTGAAAGGTTACAGTTCCGGTGTCTTTGTTTTCTCCTTGCAATCGAGATTCAACACGCTGCGAATATCTTCGCTCGCATACTTTCTTCTCTAATGTTCGGAGGGAATCAGCAACACCTTTTAAAAGAACCAAATCTTCATGCAGCTCTTTTAATTCTTTTGTGTCGTTTGCAATGTCATCGACATCTTTATCGTGCCATTTACTCACAACTTTTTCCGCTAATGTTTTTATCTTCATTCTATCCTCGCTATGTTTTCTCTATTTACTTTATATTATCTAAACGCTAAAGTTGTCTCGTTTGTGAAACAACATATGGGAGTTTATACTATAATGATAACCGCACGTCAACTAAAATTTTCACGAAATATTTTAAGGTTATCCACACGGGAGTTATGTGTCCTATCTGGAGTATCGCCGTCAACAATTTCGAGGGCGGAGAATGGGGCCGATGTCAAGTATTCGACTATTAAAAAACTTGCCAAAGTTTTCGAGAGTAAAGGGATCGCTTACCCGACGAGTAAGTCTCTTAAACACCGAGGGGTGCTTGTGAACTTTGATGATTCTCACAAATCATTATGCGAACCAAAAAATCAGAGTGGCGATTACTTTACGTCACGCTAATTATAAACGTACTAATTATCTTTACCAATACACTAGCAGAAGAAAAACAAAATTTACTTTTCTTTAGTCGTCGTCGTGGTCTAGCTAATTCAGAGGTCCCTTATGTAATTGAGGATTAGTCTTTGTCATTAAAGTCTATGTGAATAACGTTGTCCGTTTCATATTCTTCATCGTCGTCTAACCAATCACCATCTAATTCAAAATCAACATCCATCTCTTCTGATTGATAACCACCTATTTTAGTGATGTCGACATCTTCTCCAGACATAACTGCATTAAGACACGCCGTTAAAACAGACACACCTGCACCCGTTCCTTTTTCTAACATGTATTGGCTAACTGAAATCATTGTGCATGTAATTGCGATTTGACCAGGGGTAAACCCTCTTTTGATCATGTCGTCGTAATGTATTCTTGTTTTCCAAGCCAATTCATTGGCTTGTTTATTAGTAATCATTCGTCCCAATTTTTAGACTGAATAACCTCTTCATGTCTTTTGTCAATCATACCTGCAAGCTCTCTGCCTTTAGCTCTATTATTTTTTTCAGCTATAGCTGCAAGCTTTTCGTATGAATCGTGATTAAGAGCTATACTCTTATATTTTTGAATGTCTGGCATGTACTTCTCCTTTTTAGTTACCAATTTTCTCTATGTATATACATGTTTGTGGGATAATCAAGTAAAAAAGTGGGAGCCGGTTATTGTTAATCATGAAAAGGATGATACCGGCTCCCGTAACGAAGGAACCACAATTATATTGGGATACATAATCGTGGGAGCAATCCCATATGTAGTATGATTACCACTCTTCGTCAATAGATATTGATTATTTTTTCATAAACGAATAAGAAGGCATAGTTACAGGCTTGGGTTTCCCAACTCCAGGCCCTGATAATCCTAGCCTATGGATCTTTCCTATAACAGCGTTCCTTGTAACGTCGCCAAAGAAAGAAGCAATTTGTTGAGGTGTTCTACCTTTCTCTCTTAACTCTTTTAATTTTTCAATACGCTCTTCTGTCCATTCGTTTTTTCTCATTTACTTCTCCATGTTTGTTAATATGTGTTCAATAACTTTTACAGTAAATCCGTTACCAAGCATTTTGTATCTTTGCGTGTTTGATACGGCAGCTGTATAGTTATCTGGAACTGTTTGTAATCTTTCGCATTCCAATGGCGTTAGCTTACGCCAAGTTAGTTCTTCTTCTTTAACAGCTAAACTGTCTTTTGTTGATGACGTTAAAGAATTACTTTTATCGTCTTTTCTCAACTCTAACATTTGTTGAGGTTTAGTTTTTTTCCACTCAACATTTTTACCTTCTTTGTTTTTAGACCTAGCTCTTAAAGCACCACCTTTAACAGATATCGTATGGTCTTTATTTAAAGATGGTGTAAGAGTTCCTACTTTACCATCCTCTCTAGGCACTAACTCTTTTGCTCTGAAAGGTGTATGGTCTTTTCCTGTTTCCTTTCTAATTTTTTTTTCTTTCTTCTTTAGCTTCTTTTGTTCTGACTTCTCTATAAGATGTAACAGCAACTTTAGGTTCTCTATGACCACCACCCATTGTTGTAAGTGTTGGTGACTTACCATCCTCTGAGTATACTCGCTTAATAATATCGTAACCATTTATATCTGTAGCAGTTCCAACTTGTTTAGGTGTATCGTAAGTAGGGATCATTGTCCTTTGTTTTCGTTCAATGCTATTCCAAGAAGCAGCCCCTTGATAGGATGCTGTTAAAACAAAAGCCTTACCTTCTTTGGTTGTCATCTTCTTTAAGTCTTCATCCCTTCTTTTTACATAAGATGATATTTGTCCTTTGTACATAGTTGCATTAAGGGTATTTGATTTTTCATCAACTCCTTTTACATACTCACCTCTAGGCACTCCATACAATTCATTTTTAAGATATTGTGGTGTTTTTACCCACTCTAAATCTTTATCATGCACATAGCCATTCGCATAGCCATGTGTTCCTGCTGATATCGTTGCAGATTTTTCATCTATATTATGAATAGTGTTAGCTTGACTCTTATAATTAGGATTTAATTGATTTCCACATTTATAG